CTGATGGCGATGTATTCCGCATCCCGACAGGCGAGTTAGACGTAATATTGGATTAATAGATGACCACGTTTAGAAGCGGATATGGTGACTTTACATACGGCAGCTTGCTGTATGGCATAGACGCTGCTGACGTAACGGGCGCGGCATCTGTTAGCCTTACGTCAACGGCAACATCTTTCGCCAACACTGTGAAGGACGCATCAGCGTCTGTTTCTATTTCGTCGTCAACTTACTCAAACGGTGGCTATGATGCGAAGGGATCGTCTACTGCGAACCTGACATCTAGCACTGCGCTTTACTGGAACCGCATAAGACCGTTTGCAGCGAGTGACACATCAACATCCGACACCACAAGAGTAACCGCGCGTTACAAGTGGCTAGACGCAACCGATCCGACAACCACTTGGACAACCGCAGATTATTTAGAGAGGGCCGCATAAATGCCTACAACTACGACAACATTCAGCTTTAACAAGCCAACCGTGGGCGGCGATGAGGACGCTTGGGGCGGCTACCTAAACGGAAACTGGGACAGCGTTGATGACTTGCTGGACGGAACAACGGCAATTCAGCCAAACCTAACATCAGGTTCATGGCAAGTTGGCGGGGTGACAATTACCGCGACAGGCGCAGAGCTTAACTACCTAGACGTAACAACGCTTGGCACGACTGAGGCATCTAAGGCTGTCACGGCAGATGCAAACGGCGTTGTTACTTTTGATAACGGCATTTCTGAGGAATACACAGCGGTTACATCATCATCGAATGCGACAACTGTTGATCTGCAAGACGGCACAAACTTCAGCCACACACTGACAGAGAATACGACATTCACGTTCAGCAACCCTGCCGCATCTGGCAAGGTGTCTAGCTTTACGTTGAAGATCGTTCAGGACGCATCTGCATCGGGCTACACAGTGACATGGGATAGTGCTGTTGACTGGCCTGCGGCAACTGCTCCGACATTGACTGCAACTGCATCTGCGGTGGATTACTTTGTGTTTATCACGCACGATGGCGGGACAACATGGTATGGGTTCACAGCGGGTCAAGCACTGGGGTAAGATATGACGGTTTCAAGTAAACTTATCCAAGCGGCTGCGGGTGCGGGCGGTGAGCCTGACTTGTTTATTCTTTCACTGGAAGCAACAAGTGGCGAGTCACTGAATGGAATTGACGTTGATACTAATGGAGATATTGTCGCTTGCGGTTTCTTTAATGACCCAGTGGGCGCAGGGGGTTATGATGCTGGACTTGTTAAAGTAAATTCAATCGGCGAAGTGTTATGGTCGAAAGTATCTGGGACATCTAATTCTGATTACCTTCAAGATTGCGTAACTGACAGTAACGATAATATTTATGTCGTTGGCTACTATACTGACTCAAATACTGGCTGTTTAATTCAAAAATACGCACCAGATGGAACCATTACATGGACTAGGGGTTTAGACGGAACATATGCTGATCGTCTATACGCTTGTGACATCAGCGCAGATGATAGCAAGATTTATTTTTGTGGATACCATGATGCGTCAACGAGCTTCCCTAATTCTTATTATGCTGGATATTTGGGAAGTTCTGGCAGCGGAACGGCTGATTACAGGCTCCAATGGAGTTACTCTGCAACTGGACAAGGAATATGCGTAACGCCTAATTATGTTTATACCGTTGGCACTGGATATGTTGGAACAACTGGCAGCTGGCCTCAAATTGCAAGGCATTCTCAAACTAACATGTCTATTTCTTCAAGGAGACTTACATCAACTACATCGCAGGTTACTAGCGCAAACGCTGTTGCGCCAATAGGGTCTAGTAACGATGTTATTTTGCTTGGTCGTTATCCTGGTGGTGCTGGTAAATATGGATTACTTATCCAAAGAATTACGTCTGGCTTAGCCATTACTTGGTCACGCAGATTTTACAGCTTTACAACTACTTACTCTATGCAAGCTAAAGATGTTGTGACTGACAGTGACGACAATATTTATATACTTGCAACAGGAACAGGAACTACTTGTTGTATTGTAAAGTATGATGCTGATGGAAATTATCAGTGGGCGAATGAATTAGATGGAGTCAGTGGTCAAAACGTAAGTCCAAATAAAATATCATTGGATCAATCTGGTGATTATTTTTATGTTGCGGGAACGGAGTCTATTACGCCCGCTGCGATGATTTTTAAAGCACCTACAGATGGGAGCAAAACAGGGACTTATGGTAGCTTTGTATATAGGGCCGTTCCAACTGCTGTTGATGGAACATATAACACATCTACGCAAGCTGATGATGCATTATATCTAAGTGCGACTCTAACTCTTAAAGCGCCCTCGTTCACGACTACTGACATTAGTATGACAACATCTCTTGAAGAAGGATAACCTAAATGCACGTCAAAATTACAAACGGTAATGTGGACACATACCCCTATTCCGTAGGGCAACTACGCCGTGATAATCCAAACACATCTTTTCCTAAGACTGTTCCTGATGCAGTCTTGGCTGGATACGGTGTTTACCCTGTAACGTTTACAGCGCAGCCTGACATTGACGAGCGCACTCAGAAGGCTGAGCAAGAAACGCAGCCAACACTGGTGGGCGGCAACTGGACAATCGGGTGGGCAACATCAAGCAAGACTGCTGAAGAAGTCCAAGAGTATGACGATGGCGTTGCTGCGTCCAATCGTGCAGAACGTGATGGGAAGCTGGCAGCTACAGATTACCTTGCGCTATCGGACAACACTCTAAGCACAGAAATGGCGACATATCGTCAGGCTTTGCGTGACATTACAACACATGCAAACTGGCCTAATCTAAACGAGGCTGATTGGCCTACGAAACCTTAATGGGGGGGACATGGTAAATGCCACTAATCCCACTCCAAATTCCAAAGGGTCAGTATCGCAACGGCACTGACCTAATGTCGCAAGGCAGATGGCGTGACGTAAACCTAGTGCGTTGGCATGAAGATGCCCTGCGTCCTGTTGGTGGATGGCGGCAACGCGGATCGGTCGATATTAGCGGCACAGCGCGTTCAATGCTTGCGTGGGAAGATAACAACGCAGATAGATACCTCGCGGCAGGCACTTACAATAAGCTCTACTCAATCACAGCGGGCGGCACAGTCACCGATATTACGCCAGCGGGATTAACTGCGGGTCGAGTGAGTGCAGACGTAAACAGCGGATATGGCGGCAGCTTCTATGGCTATGAGGAATACGGCGTTGCGCGTCAGGATGCCTCTACATTGCAGCCTGCAACTGTCTGGTCGCTAGACAACTGGGGCGAATACCTCTTGGCAATGTCGCCAGATGACGGAAAGCTATATGAGTGGGACTTGGTGGCATCTACAGCCGCGCAAGTATCCAACGCGCCCACAAGCTGCACAGGCTTCATGGTGACGGAAGAACGCTTTGTCGTATGCTTTGGCGCAGGCGGTGATCCTCGTAAAATCCAATGGTCAGACCAAGAGGATAATACGTCTTGGACTGCTGCTGCGACAAACCAAGCGGGCGATATTAACATTCAAACGAATGGCACAATCTTAACTGGCCTACGCACACGCGGTCAGTCGGTTATCCTCACATCAGAAGATGCGCACACGATGACATACCAAGGGCCACCTTTCGTGTATGGTTTTGAGCGTGTCGGCACGTCATGCGGATTGATTGCGGCAAACGCTGCTGTTTCTGTGGATAACGGTGTGTTCTGGATGGGTCGCCGCACGTTCTATGTTTACGCGGGTGGCCGCGTTCAGGAAGTGCCGTGCGAGGTCGGGGATTATGTGTTCTCAGATATGAACAATGACCAACGCAGCAAGATCAGCGCGACAGTCAATTCTGCGTGGAATGAAATCTGGTGGTTCTATCCATCGAAGGGTTCAACAGAATGTGATCGCTACGTTGCATATGACTACGTTGAAAACATCTGGACAACTGGCAACATGGATCGCACTGCGGGTGTAGATCGCGGCGTATTCCGTCAGCCCTTATTCATTGATGCAGATGGCATTCTGTATGAGCATGAGATTGGCTACAGCTACGGATCGGACACGCCATACGCTGAGACAGGCCCGATCTCTATTGGTTCTGGCGAGAACATGATGAATGTCGTTGAGTTAATCCCAGACGAAAAAACGCAGGGCGATGTGAATGCTAAGTTCAAGACGCGCTTTTATCCGAATGGCGAAGAACGAGAGCATGGGCCGTTCACTATGAGCAATCCAACGTCTGTTCGCTTCCAAGGTCGTCAGGTGCGGATGCGTGTCGAGGGCAACGAGGATGCAGATTGGCGCGTGGGCATTATGCGACTTGATGCACGGCAGGGTGGGCGCAGATGAGAATTGTCCCACCGTTTACGCCAG